GTACGTGGCTAATCATCCTCAGATTCAAACAAAATCTGAGGCTCCAAAACCTGTTTCTAAGAAATAGTTTCTAAAATAAAGGAGGTCTGATGCCACGTAAGAAATCTACCTCTAGTATCAGACCTCTTCCAGTTAATGACGCCGAAAATTATGTTCGTCGTCCTAGTGGTATTGCTACAGATAGCTATAGCAATGCTCCTGCTCGTCTTGGTACTGGTACTGCTAATTTAGTACAGGCTGGTAATTATCCTCTTATTAGACTTACTGAGGATTATCCACTTATTTTGAGTTTGTATAGAAGTTCTTGGGTTATCAGACGAGTTATAGATACTGTAGCAAACAACATTTATAGTTCTTTTCCTACTCTTACCGCGGATCTAAAGCCTGAACAAATAAGATCTTTTGATCGAGTAGTTCGAAAAACCGCTACTCTTACTAAACTACGCTCAGCTCAAAAGTGGGGAAGACTCTTTGGTGGCGCTGGCGCTGTGATTGTCATCGAAGGTCATGATGACTTGATGCAACCTCTTAGTCTCGATGATGTGGAAATTGGTTCTTTTAAAGGATTGATTCCCTTAGATCGATGGTCTGGAATTATTCCTGGACCTCAGATTGATTCTAATATCAACAACATCGGTAATTTCGGTCTACCTCTATACTATAACTGCATAATGGATGCTGGAAATGTGAACATCCATCATAGTCGTATTTTGCGGTTTACGGGTAGAGAACTTCCACAGTGGGAAGTTCAAGTTGAACTTTACTGGGGAATGTCTGAAGTCGAAATCGTATTTGATGAGTTACGTAAAAGAGATTATAGCTCTTGGAACATCGTATCTCTGTTAACTCGTGCTCAAGTGCTAAGTATTGAAGAACCGCAGCTAGCTACTTTGATGTCTGGTGCTGGTGGCAGCAATAAGTCTTATGGAGATTTCATCAAGAGGATGGAATCCATAAGCCAACTTCTTAATAACCAAGGTCTTCTAGTCCTTGGTAAGGACGGTAAACTTCAGCAAACATCTTATGGTTTTGGTGGTATTTCTGATGTCTATCATGAATTTATGAAAGACCTCGCAGCTTCATGTGAAATTCCATATGAAATCATTTTTGGAAGGGAATCTGGCCTTGGAAGCAATTCTGAAGGTTCTCTTCAACTCTATGATAATCTCATAGAAGAAAAACGTAAATCTGAAGCTGATCCTAATATGGATAGACTTATTCCTATTATAGCTCAGAGTACGTTTGGATTTGTTCCTGATGACATCGATCATTCATGGTCACCGTTTAGATCTCTTTCACAAGAACAACGCAATAATCTTGCTCGTGGAACTACGACTTCAATTGTTGAAGCCTTTAATTCTGATCTTATTACTAAGCGTGAAGCTAGAACTGAGCTCAGAAATTCGAGCCTAGTTCATGACCAGTTCAGTAGCATCACCAAAGAAGCTCTAGCAGCAACCCCAGATAAGTTTGCTTCTGAACTTGGTATGGGAGAAATACAAGTACCTGAAGGGGGAGGTGATCCATTCTCTGAAGGAAGTGAAAAGGAAAAACCTGCTAAGAATAAATCTGATGAAGATAAGTCTGATAAAGATGAATCTTCTAAGAAACCCAAAAAGAAGAAAAAGAATAAATTAGCAAAAGATTCCTATCCTTCAGTTGAGAGTGAGTCTCTCAAGAATCCAGTAGGAATATTAAACTGGATAAGTAATAAAATCAATATGTTCAGGGCCTTGCAATGAAAAACTTATTTGCAAACGCTCTTGATGGTCTTTACTGGGCTAATGACTCATTACCTACTAAGAAATTTCATGACTTAACCTTGGTCATAGAGACTCCTAAGTTTGGAATGAGACAAGGTCCTGGATGGATGTCCAGCCCACCGGCCGACTACGGCTATATCCTGGACACTACAGGTGCTGACGGTGACGAGATGGACTGCTATCTAGGACCTAACCCAGAAAGTACAATAGTTTATGTAGTTGATCAAAATAGGATGGATAGTCCTGTGTTTGATGAGCACAAATGTATGCTCGGTTATAATTCCATGGCAGAAGCTAAGAAAGATTATTATGATGGTCATACTCATGGAATTCAAATCTTTCGTAACATAACTGCTTTACCTTTAAGTGTTTTTAAAGCTTGGCTTAAACATGGAGATATCTCTAAGCCTATAATTCTACAGTAACAAGATTAAAAGAGACTTATATGACTAACGATGAAATTTATCGATTAGCAAAGGCTGAAGACGTACGGTGTATAAAGCCTCTTATGAATTTAGTTACTCTAGCTGCTTTGGAAATTCTTAAATTAGAATCTAAAACTCCAGTTCCAGAGGGAGTGAAATTTGTCGACTTCTTTCCTTGTCCCTGATCGCATAGAATCTGCTTACAGATCAGCTATATCAAAAGTAGTTATGTCCTGGATTCCTCCAAAGATAAAAGGCATAAGTCCTTCTTACTGGCTGAAAGAGTTATCTGATGTTAGTACTCGTAAAAGTATCATTAATGCTAGTACTAATATAGTTGTAAACATGGTGAGTAGAGTCAACGTAGTAAATGTAAAGTCTTGGAGAGAAGCTGCTCTTAAGGCTCAGAGTAGTAGATACATTTACGAACTTCTACAACAAGAGTTATCTGGTCCTGTTGGAGTACGAATTAGACAGTTAGTACTAGAAAGGGCTAGAGTACTAGGACAGATACCTATTGATGTTTCTAATATTCTTGCTGAGGAAATAGCTAAAGCTCAGCAGCAAGGCACCAGGCCTGAGGCTATTGAAGCCATTTTGAAACATCGTTTCACGGACATTATGTCTTGGAAGATAACTCAAATAGCTCGAACTCAATCTGGATCAGCTAGTACTGCTTTAACTAGAGCTAGAAGTGAAGAGCTCGGACTTCCATGTTTTATTTGGGATACCTCTGAAGATAGACGAGTGAGACACTCCCATAGAATAATGGATGGAGTAGTAGTTTTCTGGAATGATTTGCCTTCTCCTGAATCTTTAGTAGGACAAAGAAGTTCTTTCGGTCGTTATGCTCCTGGGGATTGTACTAATTGCAGGTGCTATCCTCGTCCAATATTAACTCTTGAAGACGTTTTTCATAAGAAAAATAATCTAATTAAAGTGTATATTGATGGTCAGATAGTTAAAATGACTAGGATGAATTTTTCTAAGAAATCTGGAATTGAATCCAGAATAGCAGCTTAAGGAGAACTACTATGAAGAATTTGGTTAAGATTTTTCTAGCTATTTTGCTCGGAACATCTACTGTTTTGGCTCAAGTTGCTGGACCTGTTGCTGCTGTTCCTGGCGCTGTTGGGTCTGCTGCTGTATATGGAACACCGATTAATGGGACTCCAGTAATTATCCCCGGTACTGTGATTCCAACTAATGGAAAAAGTGTACTCACAGGTACAGTTACGGCGACCACAGCTACTACAGCTACCGCAACTATTACTGGAGTTACAACCAGTTCAGTATGCGTGTTTTCTGCTGGAAATGCTATTGCCGCGGCTGCTATCATAGCAGATAACGCTTTTCTTACTCCTACAGCAAACACAGTGACTCTCACTTTTAGCTCTGCTCCAGCTTCTACGGGTGGGGTTTTTAAGGTTCTGTGCACAGTTAATTAAGGGGTAAGTATGTCAATAAATCCCGGAAGATCAGCTTTTCCATCAGATAATCAGAAACCCTTCGAAGGTACTGAGAATTTTGATCCAGGTAATGGAGGTGGAAATAGTGGTGCTGTACTGAGTCCAGCTCCTGGTCTCGGGTTATCTGCTTATCAAGACCCCAGAGTTCCTGTAAAAGCACCACTACCAAATCGTCAAGGAGGAAGCTAGCCATGGCAAAAATCAATGGCGGATATAGCGCAGTTTCTTGGGGTCCTACTGTGGATTTAACTCCACATGACAATGGATCTATTCCAGAGATGAGTACTGGTATTCCTAGTTCTATTCCTGAGCTTGGAGCACTAACTGATACTGATCCATATTCTGGCATAGGAAACTACGGTAGTCCTGATAATCCTCCGGCTACT